TACTTCTCCTTGGTAGTGCGGCGGCGCGTTGCCGTCGGCTTGGTGGTGGTGCTGCTGCTGGTCGTACGCCGACGGGCTGGCGTGCCCGCTGCGCGTGCGCCGGGCGTGCCGGTGCGCTTGGCGATCGCGGCCTTGATCTTGGCCTCGATCTGGGGGATCGTCGGGTCGTCCAGGTACCGTCCGAGTGCGACGTAGCGGTCCTTGCCGCGGTACGGGCCGCTGTGGGTGAACCACACGCGGCGCACGTCCTTGCCGTTCTTCTGGATTACCTCGATGTACCCGACGATGTTCTGATACCCGGCGATCATCTGAGCGATGGCACCCTTCTGGCCGTGGATCGCGGGGGCGAAGTACGTCTCGCCCTCGAGGTCCTCCCAGCTGGTCTGCCAGGCCGTCCAGATGATGTTCACCGGCAGCGAGTTGAACTGCTTGACCATCTTGAGGATCATGTTCTGGCTGCGCTGGTAGTCCGCCTGGCTGGGCACGAACTCGTCGAGCTTGGTGTTGTTGGCCCGTGCGTTGGACATCGTCACTTCCATGCCCAGCTGCTGGGCCTCAGAGGTGTTGTCGATGATGACCCACTTGAGCCCGAGCTCCTTGATGCCCTTGTCCCGCAGGTAGATGAACAGGTCGCTGATGTCCTGGTAGGACTTCGCTTCCAGCTCCTGCGCGGTGCTGCCCATGGCGAGCGCAGACACCGTGCCTTCGGGGTCGGTGGTGATGAACAGCGCCTTGTCGGCGGTGCCCGCCATCACGGTCTTCCCGCCACCGGGGCCACCCACCAGCAGCAGGTGCAGGTACTTGCCCGTGTAACCCAGGTTCTGGATCCTATCCTGGATTGCCATCGGTCCTCCGTTCCTTGATCTCTTGCACCACGTCCAGGATTGCTCCCAGGTGGGCGGTGATGGTTGCGCACTCGTCGTCGGTGATCTCGTCGTTGGCAAGTGCGCGGATGGTGCGGCGACGCAGCGCGAACACCTCGGTTGGTGCAGCTTCCTCCAGCTTCTTCATCAGGCACCCTTCCGGTACACGCCGTACGGGTCGCGCACCTTGAACTGCGTCTGCTTGAACTCTTCGACCGCGTACCGGTCGCCGGACTCGTCCAGCTGGCACATACGCTCGAACGGGCACCAGCGGCAACGCTGCTTGTCGGGGGCCTTGGTGATGGGCAGGTCACCGCTGCGGTAACCCTCGGCGTAGAACGCCTCGTCCTGGATGCGCCGGATCATCTTCTGGCGCTCGTCCGGGCTGCGGTACACGTCGTGCCGCTCGAAGTACCGCGGCGGCTGGCTTGCCGACGGGTCTCCCACCACGTGCAGGCGCTGCTCCTTGGCAACGTCCTGCAACTGCACGAGTGTCATCTTGGGCAGGTCGGCCTCCCACTCTTCCATCTCGCCGGGCGCTGCGTCCTCACCGAAGTGGTTTATCAGCGCGTCGACGTAGTGCTGCTTCTTGGGGAGGTTGGTGTACTGGCCCAGCTCGTTGCGCGGGCGCTGGTCGGCCATGGCCTTGCGGAGGAAGTTGTAGCGGATGCCCGCGATCTCCTCGTCCGGCCGCAGGTCGCCCGACTTGCGCAGCAGCTGGGTGGCCAGCGCCCAGTACGACCCGGCTTGGTCGTCCAGGGGCAGGTGCTCGAGCATGATGCTCGCCGCCGTCTTGTGCTCCATCAGCCACAGCTCGCCGGTGGTCTCGTCACGGAAGATGCCGTCCCACGTCATGCGGTAGCGCAGCCACCGCTTCAGCGAGGGGATCTCAGTGCCGAACAGCTTGCGCTTGGGCCGAGGGATGATCACGGACAGCTTGCGCTCCGTGGCGACCACGTTCCAGGTGGGGTCCTGGCCGTACTCGTCCACGTACCGGGTGAGCATGTCGACGCCGAGCTCGCGTGCATCCACGTACTCGGCCTCCTGCTCTTCCGACCCGACGATCATCTGACGTTCACCTTCTAGAACCTTGGTGAAGGTCTCCGCCGGGTGCGGCCCGCGGGCCTTGCCCGGGAGGTACCAGTCGGCGAGGGCCTCGTGCACCGCGCTGCCGAACCACAGCGGGTTCGCAGCACGCACGGGCTCGAGGCCCTCGACCTGTGACCAGTACCACTGCTGAGCACACTTCTTGAGCGAGTCACGCTCGGAGGTTCTCATCTCCAACATGCTGTCCTCCTTTCAGAGGATGTCGGAGGAGATCAGAACTCGGCGCTGTCCTTCGCCGCGGCGGTGCTGCGCGCCGGGCGGCGACGGGTGGCGGGCTTGGCCGCGGCGGCCTTGGCGGCGGGTGCAGCCTTGGCGGCGGGCTTGGCCTTGGCGGCCGGAGCTGCCTTCGCCTTGGGCTCGGCCTTCGGCGCAGCTGCCTTCTCGGCCTTGGCCGCCTCGCGCTCCTCGGCACGCTTGGCACGGTCGAGCTCGCGCTGCTCCTTGTTGGCCTCGCGCTCGGCGGCACGCTGGATGCGGGCCTCGGCCTCGGCCTCGCGGCGGGCCTTGGACTCGGCGATGCGTGCCTGGTTGCCCTCGGACTTCTGGAAGTCGCTGCGGAGGCTGGCCGAGATCTGCACCGACTGCGGGTCCGGGCGGAAGCCGGTCTGCTCCTCGATCCAGTCGACGAAGTTCATCGTCACCTGGGTCACGCCCTTCTCGGCGTAGTTGGCGAGGGGCGGCTCGCCCTTGGTCTTGACCCGGCGGCCCGCGGCGTCCTGCTTGGCGGTGGACGGGGTGGCGGTGGACTTGCGGGGAACGGCCATGATGTGGCTCCTTGGTAGGTGGTGAGTGTCTGCGACTTGCTGACGAGAGGAACGTTACACGTTCTTGAACTTTCTGGGGAGAAAGTTGCAAGAAAGTTTGAAAACCCCAGCTCGAGACGGCGTGTCTCTAGTGTCGAGGTCTGCGGCGCGCCACTCGTGCGTGGGTCACGCGGGCGGGCTCGCCCTCGGCGGTGGCGGTCTTCACGGCGTTGGTGCGCGGCTTGTGCTCGGTGGCTGCGCGCAGCTGGGCGGCGCTGCGGTCGTTGGCGTCGCGCTGGCCGCGCCGGTAGCCCGCCAGGTAGTGCCGGTCCATGCGGGCGTCCTGGAGGCGGTGCATGACGAGCACGGCGACGCCAGCGCCCACCACCAGCCCGAAGGCGAACATCGCGTACAGGGGCATGTCCATGGTCACTTCTTCCGGATCAGGTGCAGGGCGGTCTCGACGCCACGGCGGCCGTCGAGGAGGTTGTGTTGGAGTGTGTGCTGCTCGTAGTTGTTGCTGGCCACGTCCTGGGCGATGGTGTCCTCAGTGCGCAGGTACCACCACGTGCGCGGGGCCACGCGCCCGCTGCGGTTGTTGATGCGGCCTTCCACCTGGACCTGGTCGTCCGCGATGAACGTCTCGTCCAGGAGGAACATCTCGTCGGCCCAGGCGTCCAGCTCGATGGCCACACCGCCCGCGATGGTTTGGATGAGCATGACGCGAGTGTCGTCGTCCTTCGACTGGAACCTGCGCGCTGCGTCGGTGCGGCGCTTGCCGGTGACCTGGCCGCTGATCTTCAGCGTCGGTATCTTGAGCCGAGCAAACTCGCGCTCGGCGAAGTCCAGCACTTCCGTGAACTGGCTCACGATCACGTACTTGAACCCGCTTCCCGGCTCGGGCAGGAACTCGGTCGTCTTCTTTCCGGTAACACCACGCTCGGCCAGCATCTCCAACAGGCGCTCCCACACGGGGCTGTCTGCGGTGGGCACCAGCTTGCCGCCGCGCTTGTCCCACACGCCGAACGCGAACTGGCGCAGGCGGGTCAGCTCGCTCAGCGTGCCGAGGCCCTCCACCAGCCCGCCCTGCAACACCAGCTCGCCAGCAGCGCGGAACTCCTCGTACTGCTTGGCGTGCTTGCCCCGCAGCGGCACGGTCTCGTCCATGCGCTGCCCCGCGGGCAGGTCGGGGCGGACCTCGGCGCGGGTGCGCCGCAGCACGAACCTGTCGATGGCTGCGTAGAACTCGTCGCGCTTGTCTGCGCGCAGGCCAGCGATGCGGCGTCCGAACACGCCTTCCTCAACCTCGAAGAACATGCCTGCGAAGTCCCAGTACCCGTTGAACCGCTTGGGGTCCAGCCAGTTGAGCGTGCCCCACATGCGCAGCTCGTGGCCACGCAGCGGGGTGCCGGTCAGGGCGACGCGCACTTCTGACTTGATGTCGAGGAGTCCCTGGACCATCTGCTGCGACTTGATCGCCGCGGGCGTGTAGCTGGCCAGCAGCTGGTGCGACTCGTCCAGCACCACGGCCTCCCACTGGTGGTTGAGGATCTCGGGCCACTCCTCTTTCCGGATGGCACGCACGATGCGGTGCCCGTGCTCGATGCTGTGCTCCTTGGGGAAGTGCACCTTCTTGGCCTTGACGTCCTCCTCCCAGATGTCGCACTTCTTGCACAGGTGCTGCCACTGGCGGCGCAGCATGGCCGGGTTGACCACCAGCACGCGCGCCTGGTTCGGCTGCACGGGCGCGTCCCAGAAGCCAGCGAGGGCCTTCTCGCGGGCAGGGCGGCCCTCGGGCATGGTCACGACGGTGGCCTTGGGCACCCACCGGCGGATCTGATCACCCCACACGCTGTCGATGCTGGTCTTGGGCGCGATGACGAGGATGTCGCCCTGCCAGTGCTTGCCCTCCATCAGAGCGGCGATGCTCGTGGCGGTCTTGCCCAGGCCCGGCTCGTCGGCCAGCAGGAAGCTGCCAGCGATGGCCCCGAACCGCGCAGCCACGCGCTGGTACTTGCGGTCGAGCGTTGCCACTGCCAGCGTGGGGGCCTGCGTCATGGTGACCATCAGCTTGGCGTCGGTCTGCTTGGAGACGCGCTTGAGCATCTTCTCGCGCCGGTTCTCCTGCTTGGCCCACTCCCACAGTTCGGGGTCCACGTCCAGGGCGTCACCCCAGACCTCGCGCATGGCGCGCAGCGTGGTCATGCTGAGCGGGTACGTCCACACCTTGTCGCTCGCACGGAAGCTGTAGCCCGGGATGGACTTGCACTCCTGCGGCAGGCTGGGCGACCACGGTGCACGCAGCACGATGCGGTTTTTGTCACGGCTCAGGTGGATGGCCATTCGTACTCCAGATCGTCGGGCACGCCGGGGAACTGCGGCGCGTAGAACTCACGGTTCTTGCGGATGAGGTTGGACTGGTGGGCCCGGTGGAACGCCTCGTCGCCGAACCATGGTGGCATGCGCGGCACGAACAGCCCGGACAGGTACGCCGTGGTGGCCTGCGGCAGGGCCTGTGCGGCGATCTGGATCGTCTTCTCGGCCACGGTGTCCCGGTACCC